TTCATCCATATTAAATAATATTAATATTGTAATATTGCGTAATCGTATCCAATTGTCAATTCGATATTAACCGCATCTTCAGATGACCAATCCATGTTATTAAAGGTAGCACTCTTGATATACGCTCCCTTAATTGACCATTCTTCAACCTTGTCACCTACAGGTCCTAGAGCATTCAATGTCAAATCTTTCTTATAGAAATCAGAATATCCATCTCTACCTGTAACCGATTCGTGATGTAAACGAACCCATTCCATTACTGCCTGTGCACCCGATGGAACAATTGGGTCATATAAAGTTATAGTGATATCTTGCCAACGTGACTTCCCTTTAACTTTTCTTTCAATGTTAATATGGTCAAGTATGATTTCTCCTTGTTCCAAAGAAGGTCTATCAGATGCTTTGATTATGAAAGAAGGGATACCTTCTACATACATAATAAAACGCATTTGAACTTTCGGCTCAAATGCAGTAAAAAATATTTCACTCGGACTTAATATTTCTGGCATAATTTATTCCTTTTACATATATAAATATGTGATGTTTAATTTTTTTAGTATGGATTCGATGCTAATGATTTCATCTCTTCCATTGTCATATCTTTCCGTTGCGGATAATACTTTTTCAAAAATTCATTATATACAGCTAACGCGGGCTCACCTAACTCTACTACCATATTATATATAGCCTTTTCATTCTTTCTACCCCTACGGTATGCATTTTCATCATCACTCATCATATAATACCAATCATGTGTTTTCAACACTCGCATCAAGCCCGATATATCGGTATCCGATTCTTCCTTAATGATCCTTCGTATTTCGTTACGAATTATTGAACGTATTTTATTATCCATATACATATAAATATTACCAAACACAAAAAAAGGGAAGATAAAATCTTCCCTTTTTATTATTTAATTGAAATTATTCTCCCGGGAATACTGCTCCGGTAGGCTGAACAATAAAGTCTATAATTATAAATTCTGCAGTCTTAGCCGGTTGTAAATAAATTGCTCCACGTAATTCGTTTCTATCAACTACATCTGGGGTATTATTGGAATCATCCATTACCACCTTAAAGGCATATAAACCTTGTCTCTGCTGTATATTTTCGAAATACGGATTAACGATAGAAGTGAATCTATTTCTAGTTGCGGAAGTATTATTTTCAAACACAAGGAATCTACTAGTACTCGCAATAAATTTCTTAGACGCTATTAGCAATCTCCTCACGTTAATTCTATCCAACGCAGATGCTTTTTTCTGCAATGTCTTTTGTCCATAAACTACTAAGCCTTGACCAGGGAACGTAGCAATCGGATTCACAGCCGAATCATACATAGTGTCTCTGTTATTTTGAGACAACTTTCTTTCAGCTTGAATACCAATATCAATTCCACCCCTATTCAAACCTGCAGGAGCAAACCATGGTTCACTCACCCTATCATTAAATGCGTATATGGAAGGTATCAATACCGAAGCAGGTACCCATACATTTCTACCTAACTCATTATCTGGTATCTGAACCCATGGCCAATACATTGCCATATAACTTGAATCATATGAATCTGCCTGTGTTACTGCATCGGATATATTCATTCCATATGTAATCGGATCAACTACATAAAACGCATCACCGCGACTTTCTATCATATTTTTAGCAGCCGTTATTTGTGTTCCGTGATAGTTGTTAAATAATCCAGGCGTAACTAATAAATTAATATCATATTCATCCTGGTTAGCTAATAGATTTATCGCATCAGAATATACAGTTCCAGTATATCCTTGAGTATTCGAATTATCAATTTTTTCAAAGAAATTCGATGGATGTTGAATATCACCATCGGATCCAAATCCAAATGTTCCGGATACGGGTGCAGGTAGACTTGCACTATATGCGTTATTAGAAATAGTTCCGTTGTTATTTAAATAGTTATATGTTGTCTTTAAAACTTCTACACGAACATATGAACTTTTGTTAGGATATGATCCCGACAACTGCAAGAATGGCTGCGATGTCCCGGCATCTACTAAAGTATTAACCTGGTCACCAATTCTTCTTGCAATATAGTTACTCGAATTGGGGTCTAATGTCAAGTTTGACCATGCTTCTAAAATTGTCTTACTGTTAATGTTATCATCACCCCTACGTAATAATAACGTAAATGTACCCTTATTCAGATTTACGTTGCTAACTTCCCAACGAATATTGTCAACTGATCCTGAATTCAATAAATTATTGGTAGTTTCGTCAAACGCTGATCCGGATCCTGCGGTAGCAGCTGCTGACTGGCCCGAATTGTATATAGCTCCATCAGAATGCAAATGCAATCTAAATGATGCGCCAGCGTTTCCGGAGCCAAAAGTAGCAGAATCGGCATATGAACCTGTCGATATTACATTTGAGTATGCCTTGGCATAGCTGCCGGACATTACCCTAACAACTGTTACGGATTCTCCATTACGCAAGTATTGCTGTACAGCATGGTTAGTTAGATACTTGTATGTTTGTTTTGATGCTCCTGAACCACTAGTAAACACATTACCGAATTTTTGTACAAACTCTGAATATGAACTTACTACGGTGGGTACGTACGCCGGTCCTTTTACAGTAGGACCAATAATTGCCGCTCCGATATTTGCAATACCTGCAGGCAAGAACGACTGGTCTACCTCATTGGTAAACACACCAGGTGATATGATTTTTTCACTCATTCGTTTTTCCTTTTAAATATAAATATATACCAGGTAATTCAAACTTACCTAGAAACGAATACTCCTTTATCTAATAATATCTCACCATTACCGTAAGTTTCATGTAACGATTGCTTCAAAATTCTATCGTCATTGATGATAGCGTCATACTCATCAGATGCTTTTTCGATAGTAGCATCTAACATTTCCACTTGTCTATGCAGCTCTAATCGTTGCATATGTAAACTACCCAAATTAATAGTAAGTTGTTCAATCCTAGAATTGAGTTCGTTTATTTTACTGATTTCAACTTCAGTTAATTTTTTCTCTTCCATAATTTACCTTTTTTTTAAATATAAGAAATTATCTTAAACTATCAAATTTTCTATGTATATTTTTAAAACTTTTTCCAGATTCAAAAAATCCGCCCGGTGGTGGATTATCTACATTAGTATTGTCTGTAACGAATTCATTTCCAAATACAACTCGTTTCACTGAAAATGATTTTCTAATATTAGATTCTCTATATTCATATTCACGTAATAGCATTCCGCTAACATCAATCGAACAATTGGCACGAACAAATCTACCATCCGCAACCGTATTCGTTTTATCACTATTGAAATCACGAATTTTAGTTATAAATTTGTATGTATCACCCCACGCATAACCACCAGCTGGTTGAATCATTTCAATTACATTGTTCAATTGAGTTGTCCATTCAGCCCATATATTTATATCATAACTAATATTCATAAATTCGGGAATAGCGATTGTATAGTACTCTTCAGATTTCTTCACATTGTTGAGTACTGAAAATCTATCATATGTATTCGTTTTCGTATACGAACTTTTTGCTAATATATTATTTTCAGGTAAATATCGATTGATATCCAATTTACGTATATCATCACGCTCACTCATACTATTCCTGCGTATCGTAATCAAAGGTGTAAGTTGTTTACCATTACGGTCACGTAGATATCCATGCTTTTGTACCTGACTCCAAGTTTCTCCGGCTGCAAATATTACCGGTACCTCAACTATATTTCCCTTTTCAATAATATATGGTCGAATAACTTCTTTTATATGATAGTATATAGCATAATCGATATCTTCCAAACCTATCTTAGGAGTTCTTATTATATCAGTATCTCTTCTAGTCTGATGTGCGCGGTTCAATTTAGGATCATCAGAATATGATGATTGTGTTCTATTTAATCTTTGATTAGTCATTATAAGTTCTTAGGTATATATCGATTTGGGTTATTCCCGGTTCTAAATTCAACTAAATTGATAGAACTCAACCTAGTCTTATGTGCTTGTACTAATATAGAAACATTATATCCGTGTTCTCTAGTTTCAGAAAATACATTTCCTGGGTATGTATCCGGATTCCGGCCGCCCCAGTATTGATTATCTTCTACTTGGTCGATTTCAAAATACTCAGTATTCCATTTAATAATATCACCGGGAGACATAACTGCATTTAAGTCTACTAACGTATCTCGTAAAAAAGCAAATAACGTAGTTCTTCCATAATCAACTATATAATCATCATCAGCGTTTGTTACTTTTTCATCTCTTTGAATTAGACACGGTATTCGTAATGGATTGTAAAATACTTTATTTTCTCCTTCACCATATATATTTTCTTCAGTATCATTCAACGACAATTTGTAAAATTCCACTTCGGTATCAATATACCTATTAATGAGTTCTTTCGACAAATGTCGAATTAGACTCGCATCTCTACCTGAACCATATAGTGCCATATTATCCTATATATATGTATAATGGTATTTTGTTAAATTGTTGTTGCATTGCTTCTGATTCAGCTTGTTTTCTTTCCAACTGTGCCTGCTTTGACATCGAATCTAACGTCTCACGTAGTTCTGTAATCAACGATTCCTTTTCAGCCTCTGCAGATGAAACTAATTCCGAACCATTTAACGTTATTTCACTGTTAGGTATAGGTAGCGATGAATATTTACTTCGAATCAATCCTAAAAGTTGTTTAGCTAACACGAGTGTATACTTACGAATCCACTGTTTACCGATATCATTGATATTCGAATATGCCAAATTATGGTATGGTATATTACTTGAATCAGATACTACCCCAGTACCGTTCTTAAACAAGTTCTGCTTATCTGACTTTAAATAATATGTGAAATACATTGTATAATCATATGTCGGTACCGGGAATATACGCAATCTAGTATTAGTCAAATGGAATCCGTATTGTGATTTACGAATTTGGTCATTGAATTCAATACCTTGCATTCTAAGAATATCAGCATATAATGGCATAACCAAAAACGATGCTCCCGGCGAATATCCACCCCAACCGAAGGTATCTAACATTTGTTGTGAACCCATTCCGGTACCCACAAACGGATCAAAATATTTTACGATAGCAGGCGGATTATAGTGGAATATTTCCCGTATTTCAAACGTATCACTTGCAACGGAACCAGTCTCTAATGTAACAGTATTACTATCACTTAAATCATATACTTGTTGTCCTTCGACTATACTTATCGATCCGGTATATAATGTAATATTTCCTACATCCGCTTCTATACCATAACTATCAGCTATATTAAATATGCCCTCAAAACTAGAACCAATCATCTTACCGGTATAAGAAGAACCCGTAGTCAATCCTAAAACATTAATTAAATTGTCTCTAGCATTATATACATTAATTTGGTTTCCATATTCATTAATAGCTTGTTCAAAACATGCATATATGTTTTCAGCTTGCATTTCGATATCCGTTATCGGATATCCTAATTGTACCGTCACGAATTTTACCATTCGGTCGGCGTCTTGCTGGAATGTCAAATCATAATCATAATATCCGAATGGTGTATCTCCCGGATAAAATG